CACAGAATCATGGCTAGTTCACCTGACCTGCTGGAAGGTAGGGTAGAGGACTACATGGATATGTATAACCCATTGGGTTACATGACTAGGCTGGTAAAGCCGCCATACTTCAATGAAGAACTGAATGTATGGATGGCTATACTAGAAAGGCTGGACAGTTGTGATTGAAGCCGCACTTGTATGCCTAGCACTTAACACATACCATGAGGCACGTGACCAGCCCTTTTTGGGGCAGGTTGCGGTAGCCCAAGTGGTGATGAACAGGGTGCGTGATAAAAGGTATCCCAACACAGTATGTGAGGTGGTAAAGCAGTCACCTACATACTCATGGAAGCCTGACTTCCCTGTTCGTAATCGGTGTCAGTTTAGCTGGTACTGTGATGGCAAGTCTGATAAGCCAAAGAATACAAAGGCTTATGCCAAGGCTATGATGATCGCACATGGTGTGTATCATGGTAACTTGGATGACTTTGTTGAAGGTGCAACACATTATCATGCTCACTATGTAACACCTGAGTGGGCTAAGACTAAAACAATGACAGTCAGGATCAATGATCATATCTTTTACAGATGGGATTAAGGGCTTGACTTTAGGTTTATTTATCTATATAACAGAGTATCACTTGCCCTTCAAGGGTATCAACCGTCCCAAGTTGGGACATAAAAAGGAGAATAAAAAATGCCTTTAGATTTTACAGCAGAAGACATACTTCCAGAGAACATTAACTTTCCTGTGGAGTTTGAGCCTACTAAATTTAATAAGTCTAAATACGTAATAAATGGTAATACAGGCGAGTACCTTGGCATAGTAGGCAGGGGTTTTCCTAAAAATTCTCATGGTGCTTATTTTACTAAAACACACAATGCCATTTCTGATCATCTAGGACAAGAATTTTGTGACAGCATGAACATTAACTTCAAAACTGCACGTAACAATGCGTGGGTTATGATGGACATGGTTATGCCTAATGTAACACGCAAGATTGAGTCAGACAAACATTCAACTACCATTGCACCTCGCTTGATTGCTTTGCATGGAATTGATGGGAGTTGTTCTAATCAGGTTTACTTTGGTTCAATAGACTTTTTCTGCACCAATGGGATGATTACTGGTGAGTACAATAAGGTTAAGAAGAAAAACTCTTCTAACTTTGATCTTGATAACTTTATTGATGAGTTAAAAGAAACAATGTCTGACTTTAATGCGTCTGCAGATCAGTATCAAAGATGGGCAGAGACATACTTGGTAGCTTCTAATGTAAAAGATATGTTGGAAACTATCATGTCTTCCAGCAGAGCCAAAAAAATGTACAGCTTATACAACCAAGAGACTGCCATTAGAGGACAAAATGTCTGGGCTTTGTATTCAGCATTTACTAACTATGCAAGTCACCAAAATGAGTACAATGGTTTTGCTGTAAAAAATACAGGTAATGACACGGAAGCAGAAACAATGTGGAAGCGTGAGCATGAAGTATCTAAGTGGACTAGCACACCGCAATTCCAACAACTGATTGCCGCATAATGAAGTACAAACTACAAAACGTAGTAGATGATTACTATTCTTCATATGATTTCAATGTATTAAGAGATGAAACTAAGAAATCATATAAGTATCATATTAACATCATGCTAGACACTGTAGTTGAAGGCAAAGCTATTCGGGACAGATACTGTGATAAAGTATCTTCCCGTATGGCGAAGCTGGGATACAATCAGTGGTGTGATCGTGGTATTCATCTTGCTAATCATGTGTTGTCCACAGCACGTATTCTATTTAATCACGGTATGCACATGGAAATGATATTAGTGAACCCATTTATATCGGTCAAAAAACGCCCTGTGAGCGTCCGTAGCACTGTCTGGAGTAGGGAGCAGGTACAAACCTTTCTAGACACGGCCTACGGCGATTTTAGCACACGTAACGTAGGTATTATTGCTCAGATGGCCTACGAATGGTGTCAGCGTCTAGGGGATATGCGTATGCTTACATGGGATAGCTTAGATTTAAATACCTGTCGTGTACACATTAAACAATCAAAACGTAAGGCCGAAGTATTTTTGCCAATTGAGCAACAATTAAATGATATGTTAATTGAACAAAAAGAAGACTTTGGCTTTCAAGAGTATGTTGCCCCCATGACAGAGCCTATCAAGGGTATTTATCGTCCTTATTCATTACACAGACTACCAAAGGTTGCACGTAGAATAATGAGTGAAGCAGGATTACCAAATAGTTTGCGTCTATCAGACTTAAGGCGTACAGGTACTACAGAAATGGTTGAGGCTGGGGTGTCTATGGGCAATATTATGTCGGTTACAGGACATGCTAACCCACAGTCAGTTAAGCCTTACATGAAAAATACTTTCGCTAGTGCAGATTTAGCCTTGACTACTCGTAAAAAACATGATATTTAAACATCGTGATTGCCAAACAGACCTATATATAATACATATATATGAGGAGAATAATAATGGATATTAAAAGTTATGTAGAAGATTTAGATATACCTTTTGGTGAATCTCGTAGGATTAATTGTCCTGTTTGTAATTCATACAAAACATTTACTGCTACAAATAATATGGGTAAACTATTGTGGAATTGTTACAAGGCTTCTTGTAGTGTGAGTGGTAATACCCGTGCTAAAGTTACTGCTGATGATTTACGTAAGATGTATGGTGATCAAGAAGCGTCCCAACTTGGGACATTTGAAATGCCAAGTTATGTAGTCAATCGTAGTGGTGGTACGCACATGAACAGATGGTGTGCTAGGTGGGACATTGATGCTGAAGCATTAGGTCTTATGTACGATGTAAAGGAAGACAGAGTTGTGTTTCCTGTGATACATGAGGGTTTGGCAGTAGATGGTGCAGGTCGTGCATTAGGCAAGAGATTACCTAAATGGAAAAGATATGGAAATAGTGGCTTGCCATATACGTATGGTTGTGGTAAAGTCGCAGTTGTTGTTGAGGACTGTGTTAGTGCAGCCGTTGTTGGTGAGTACGGTTCTTTTGTCGGGGTTGCGATACTAGGCACTTCTTTGTCTGAATCGCATAAAAGGTATCTAGCGCAGTTCTCAACAGCTATTATGGCGTTAGACCCCGATGCCTTATTAAAGACACTACAGTTTAAAAAAGAGTTGAGTGGATACGTGAATGACGTTAAGGTGCTACGCCTTAATGATGATATTAAATACCAAAACCCCGATGACATGGAACGGCTTCTTGCCTTCCAAGATATATAGGAGAAAACCAAATGGAGTTATCAATACTAAGAAGTTTAATGGATAAGGAGTTCTACGACAATCATCGTGGAGCCAAGTGTCCTGATCGTCTGTTTGGCACAGACAACCGTAAGATCAAGAAAGCCATTGACAATGCAATGGACAAGTATGGTCGGTCGGTCGTGCCAGAGGAGATTGAGGCATTGTTCTTATCAGACAATCCAACTATGACCACTGCACAGAAGCAGTCTTTTCAGCATCTGTTTAGTCAGATAAAGAAAGAGCATCCACTGGGCAGTGATGTGGCACAGGATGTTTTATCTAAATTGTTTCAGGATGTAGTGGGTACAGACATTGCAGAGTTAGGTTTTCAGTATGTAAATGGTACGCAGAATAGCCTAGAGGCATTGCGTACACTACTTGAACAATACAATGATAACTTTCTGCCTGATCTAAATGTAGAGTGGGATGATATGGATATTGACACATTGCTTGCCAAGAATGATCTTGAGGCACGTTGGACATTCAATATACCAACATTAGGTCGTCAGGTTGAGGGTATCAATGCTGGTCACTTGATTGAGATTGGCGCACGTCCCAACACTGGCAAGACATCGTTTCATGCCAGCCTCATCGCATCTCCACAGGGTCTAGCATCACAGGGTGCTAATTGCATTATATTATGTAATGAAGAAGGAAGTCATCGTGTTGGCGCACGTTACCTTACTGCCGCAACTGGAATGACGATGAAGCAGATTAAGAGTAATCCAGCCAAGGCACGTGACTTATATGCCCCTGTCAAGGAGCGTATCAAAATCAAAGACGCAACAGGCAGGGACATGTCTTGGGTAGAATCTGTTTGTAAGACTTACAAGCCCGATGTAGTTCTTCTGGACATGGGAGATAAGTTTGCTAGGTCTGCTGGCTTTGCCCGTCCTGATGAGGCTTTAAAGGCTAATGCCATCCATGCCCGAATGATTGCCAAACAGTATGACTGTGCTGTATTCTATATGTCACAGTTATCTGCAGAGGCAGAGGGTAAGGTGTTGCTTAATCAAAGCATGATGGAAGGAAGTAGAACAGGTAAAGCGGCAGAGGCAGACCTTATGCTACTTATAGCTAAGAATCCAATGAAGCAGGAAGATGATCCTAATGTAGAAGACTTGCAACGTCACATTAATGTCGTGAAGAATAAGTTGTCAGGTTGGCATGGGGTAGTGACCTGTGAATTAGATTACCGCACAGGAAGGTATACAGCATGAACCAACTAGATTTATTTTTAGAAGATATTGAAAAGGTATGTGAAGATGGTCTTGTCTGTATCAAGTGTGACATTAGACAGCCTGTCACTAACTTCCAACAGATGTCCTATACAAAAACAGGAGAGGCAGAGATAAAAAGAACATGTCGCTCTTGTCAAAAAGGACACAGGCAAGTTATTGCTTACTTACGTAAGACTAATCCTTATCCACAGGAAGCTAGTTATCAGTGTCCAATATGTCAGCGTACTATTGATGAGGTAAATAAATATGGACAGAAACTATTAGGAACGTGGGTACTGGATCACTGCCATGATACGAACACATTTCGTGGTTATATATGTAAACATTGTAATGACGGTCTTGGTGGGTTTAGAGATGACTTAGCAACTACTAGTAATGCAGTTAAATATTTACAAAATCATAAGGAGAAGTTAAATGAAACTAACACTTGATGTAGAGAACACCACTGTTACTAGGAATGGTAAACTACACCTTGACCCCTTTGAGCCAGAGAACTCATTGACTATGGTGGGTATGCTTACAGATCAAGGAGTAGAGCGTATAGTTACCTTTGATCACAGTGAAGTAGAGGCTGATGAGTATGGACACGTATTGGTACAGGAGTTTCTTGATGCCGCTACAGTTCTCATCATGCACAATGCGGCACACGACTTGCTATGGCTATGGGAGTCAGGCTTCACATACGATGGCCCTGTGTTTGACACTATGCTTGCAGAGTATGTCTTACAGCGTGGACAGAAAGAACCCCTTTCATTAGAACTGTGTGCTATCCGTTATGATTTAGATACAAAGAAGCAAGACACACTAAAAGAGTATTTCAAAAAAGGTTATACTACTAAGGATATACCGCATGATGAGTTATCCGAATACTTAAGTGCTGACTTGTTAGCTACACAACAGTTATCTGATAAGTTGTATTATCGTCTTAATACAGAAGAAGATTCGGGTCTTATGGAAACAGTCATACTTACAAATAAAGTAGCAGTATGTCTGTCACGTATATATCAAAGAGGATTCAAAGTTGATTTGTCTGCACTTAATAGTGTGCGTCAAGAATTTGAGCATGAGAAACGTCAACTTATTGACAGTCTACAGCGTCAGATTACACAGATAATGGGAGACACACCTGTTAATTTAAATAGTCCAGAGCAACTGTCTCAAGTTATCTACAGCAGAAAACCTATTGACAAATCTATGTGGCAGAACAACTTTGATAAGTACATGAGCAAGACAGCATACAAAGAGATGGTAGCAACACATTCAGAGCCTGTCTACAAAACGAGGGCAAAACAATGCCCCAACTGTTATGGTCGTGGCACATATTATAAAAAGAAGGTGGATGGCAGTAATTGGTCAAAGCCTTCTAAGTGTCAGGATTGTAATGGCGTAGGTTTCTTATTTATGAATACAAAAGAACTGGCTGGATTACGCTTCTCTGCACCTGACGCAAAGTGGATAAGCGCACATGGATTTACGACAAGCAAGACTAATCTAGAAGTACTAGAGGGATTTGCTAGACAAAGAGGTATGGAAGATGCTAAAAGTTTCTTACATAAAGTAAAACGTCTTAGTGCTTTAGATACATACCTGTCATCATTCGTTGATGGCATTGAGAATTATACTAAAAAAGATGGCAAGTTGCATGTTCGCTTGCTACAGCACCGCACTGCCACTGGTAGGTTTAGTGGGGCTGACCCTAATATGCAGAACATGCCTAGAGGTGGCACATTCCCTGTCAAGAAAGTGTTTATATCACGGTGGGAAAGTGGCAAAATTATGGAAGCAGACTTTGCACAGCTTGAGTTTAGGGCTGCTGCATTTTTATCACAAGATGGAGTTGCAATTGAAGAAGTATCTACTGGATTTGATGTACACGCATATACCGCTAAAGTTATTAGTGATGCTGGTCAGCCTACGAGTAGACAGGATGCAAAAGCGCAT